GTGCCTCAGCGCAACTGCAAGATTAAAATTGGTACAGCAGAGCGTCCTGACGGTTGTCGTGGCGGTGCATATTCTCTCGTACACCTCTCTGAGGTCGGTATATGGAAAAAGACTGACGGCAGGTCACCAGAAGATATTGTACGCTCTGCGTGTTCGGGTATTCTTCTGCGTCCGTTTACTATGATTGTAATGGAGTCAACAGCAAACGGAACCGGAAATTTCTTCCACACCGAGTATTCTGCGGCCGCCGACCCCGATATCCCCTCTCAGTTTGAGGCATTGTTCATAGCGTGGTTTCAGATCGAGCAATATTCCATGCCGTTTGATAACGGCGAGTCTCTGCGCGATTTTGCTCGGTGGCTCTATGAAAATCGGGAGAATGATAACGTCCTTTCAACGCGTGAGGAATGCGGTAAGTATCTTTGGTGGCTATGGGAAAAAGGTGCGTCACTGGAATCAATCAACTGGTATATTAAGGAGCGAAGCGGTAAGAATGCTCACAGTATTATGGCTTCCGAGTTCCCCTCTGATGATGTTGAGGCATTCGTTCACTCCGGCACAATGGTGTTCGACAAGTATCAAGTTGAGGAGTTTGAAAAGGCTTGCCGTCCCCCCCGATACATCGGCGATGTTTATGCCAATTGCGATGAGGGCGAAACGGCTCTTGAAAACCTACGCTTCCATGAGGACAGACAGGGGCAGTTATGGATTTGGGCGAAACCTGAAATAGATGATGAGGTAGAAATTACCGACCGCTATCTAACGATTGTTGACATTGGCGGCCGTTCCGCTAAAGCCGACTGGTCGGTTATCCTTGTTATTGACCGCTTGAATATGATTGAGGGCGGTCGCCCGGCTGTGGTAGCCCAATGGTATGGACATTGCGATATTGACCGCCTTGCGTGGAAAGCTGTGCAAGTGGCAGCCTATTACAATAATTCCCTGCTTGTCATTGAGAGCAATACCCTGGAAACTCATGACCGTGAAAGGCAAGTTGAGGGTGGCGACCAGTCGCAATATATTCTCAATCAGATTTCAACTATATATCCCAACCTATACGCTCGCCGTCAGTCTGAAGATGAGATTCGACAGGGTATTCCGCGCAAGTATGGTTTCCACACCAACATTGCAACAAAGCCGATGATTATCTCAACACTTGTCAAGGTCATACGCGAACATCTATACACCGAGCGCGATAAGCGTTGTCTTGATGAATACCTTGTCTATGAGCGCAAGCCTAACGGTTCGTATGGCGCGATTGTCGGCAAGCATGATGACTTGCTGATGACACGCGCTATCGGTATGCACATCTGCTTCTACGAAATGGAGATTCCACGAATTATCCCCAAACAGCAGAGACCGGCGAGAAAAAGGGAAGGCCCCGTTTCCGAGGCCGTTTTCTGAGTAGTATATTTATGCAGCCTGCAACATTCGCTGTGCCTGTTGTGCAGCCTGCATATTTGCTCCCTGCTGTACTTGTTGTGCAAGTTCTGGTGATAGACCATCCGGCATCTGACCTTTTTCCAGTTGTTCGCGCTGGCTCTTGATACTTTGTAGGAGTTTGTCGGCAAATGGGAAGTCGCCGTGTTCAAGCAATTGCTCCACTGATATTGCCTGCACCTCAAACAACTTCATCAGAATATCGTTCGCAATCGCACGGTACGCCGGGGTTGATGTGCTTTCAACGATTGACAAGTCAAATTCAACGTCTCGGATTTTGCGTGGGTCGTATTCAACGATTGCCGAGTTCTTGCCTGCGATGTTGAATACTCTCGGTGTATCATAGAACTGCTGAATGTTCTTGACATCCTTTGTCGCTCCATCTTTGATGAACGATGAGAAAGTATCAAGCAGATCAAGCAGCGAAGTGGTCGCATTCTGCGCTTGCTGATTGTAGAGGCTTGCCGACATACCCGAATAACCAGGCTTGCCCTGCAATGCTCCGTTTACACCCGATATGTCCTCAAAAAATTTCAACTGCATATTCAGCAGTTCGGTAATGCCAATCTGCGTGCAGTTGTTGGCAACCTGCTGTGGCAGCACTGAACCTGTCTTTGGTTGCTTTATCATTATCACGCCGTTAAAACGCGCCCACTCATCAGCGATGTCTTCTATTGACATTCCTTTTGGCAGGCACTCTTCTGGGAATAGAAGCACACCCTTTGCACTTGCACGCATAATCCAGTCGTACATCGTTATGAGGCGGTTGGTATACCGCTGTTGGTCAATCACGTTGCTAACGAATGAATGTATCTCGCCGTCAATAAACGGATATGCCTTGAACACATAGGGGTGGCTTTTGTGTTCGTATGGCGTCTCGCCCTCATCAAGTATGTCACCGAACGGCGTAAGGAAATAATAATACCAATATGAGTCCATGAACCACTCATACTTAACCAGCGGTATATCTTCCTGAGCCATGCCCAGTTCCACGCCCTCGCGTAGGCGTTCCCTGTTGACTCTGCCGACAAATTCCTCATAATCCTCAAGGTCAATCTTGAATACATCGCCGTTGTTGACATCATGACAGCGGTAGCGAGGCTTGCTCTCTTTGCGCCATACTTCTATGACACGACATCGTGTGAGGTCACGGGGTACAAGGAAATCGTAATATCCCTGCAACGGATAACCGAAATAGTCATAGGTCGCACCTACAACAACCTTGTCGCGTGCATGGGCGTATATCTCGGAAAGCCTTGAATAGTCTGCCTCGTTATGGGCGAAGCGTCCGCACAATTCCTCAAATGATATATCATGGACTTCGCCTAGGCAGGACACATCCCACCCTCGGAAGTCTCGCATATTATTGTCTATAAAGAAATTGTTCGGCTGAACATAGTCCGTCCAACAATCCAGTTTATTCTCACGCCAGCCATACCACTTGCGCTGTACAACAAAGCCGGAGATAAGGAACTCTTCCATGCACCGGGCATTAATCTCGGTCATGCGGTTGAGCTGCATATTGCACTGCAGGACGGTCGACATGGTTTCGCCGTATTTCTGCTCATCGCGATCCCGGGCAGTACAGGTCGGTTCTTTGGACTGACTGCGGTACACGCCGAGGACAGCCTGCACCATACGCCGGATAAGGTTGTTCTTGAGCGCGACATTGCCCTGCGACTTGATGTAGTCTTCTTCCTTGACCATCTTGCCGTCAACACAGATATAGTCATCCCACTGCCTGCCATAGGTGTAGTTCTTGTTACGCTCTCGGTCTTGACGGAATGTCTCCATTGCCAGCCAATACTGTTGCGCCTCCCATAGGACCTCAAAGGCACGGTTGCGCCCCATGCTCTTGGAGCGTGCCACGCTGTCCAGTTCACTCTTGGGCATTACGCGGCTTGCTTTATGTAATTTCTTCTTTGCCATTGTGATTGGTATATAGTGGACGGTGCAAAGATAACTCCATGCATCGTCCACTATCGTTTAACTATTGTTGCGTGTTTATCAACTCTCTTACCATGTCGCTCTTCAATCTGATGATGGCCTGTGCGCAAGAGTCACGTTGAGCAGGAGTAGTGGCATTGAGCCATTCCTTTGTCAGCGCATCAACATCACGCTTATAGCCTTTGATGATTTCGTATCGGTCATATTCAGGTGTTATCTCCAGTTCATTGAGCAATTCATCGTACCGGTCCTCATCGCGGCTCTTGACCTTTCTGATTTCCTTGACGCGGTCTTTGGTCGCCTCAAACTCTTCAAGCCATTGAGCCATGTTCTGACTTGCCTGCTTGTCAGTCTCACGCGTCAACCGTTCTTTTGCAAGAGTGTTGCTTCGGTCGCGGTACTTATCCATGAGTTTCTCACGCTGTTCGTTGCCGTATGCCCACCCGGTGAGGGGCGCACCGCGTCTTACTTTGTATCGGGCATAACGCTCGGCAATCTCTGACGGGGTCATTTGGCTTGCCTCTTCCCCGGAAGCGTCCAACTCATCAAAATAGATTTTGTCAAGTTGGCTCTGCGGACAGTTGAGAACTCTTGCCATGAGCAAGGCGCACTCGCGTGAAGTCTCTGCATCGTCTCCGCAGTAGTCCATGACGGCGACGACGGCATCAGTCAATGACTGGGGATTGACACCGACAGTTGACTGCACAAGAAGATTGATTACATCGTTCATGGCTGACACTTGGTCTTTATCCATCTTCTTTAAGATAGAAAGGACATCGCTTGCCAACGGCATATCTTTCGTGAGATACTGGGGATTGCCTTCTCCGCTCACCCACATATTGCCTGCGGCACTTATGACATCGCCACCGGTCAGACCTTCGATACTGCCGAACATAGAGTGATTCCACACGTCCTGCCACATCTTGTCTTTCTCTTCATCATCTTCACCGAGAATGAGATACGGTAGATATGCACACAAGTTCCATGCGAGTTGCAGGAGATAGCCGAACACACCGACACGAACCAAATCGCGGATAATGCCACGGCGGTATTCCTGCTTGGCGTTGCGGTCTGCCTTGTCGGGGTCAATGCCGTCACGTCTCATCTGCTTCGCCATGAACTCTTCCGAAAGACCCTTGTATCCGGGTGTGAATCGGTGACCGAGATTGCGGATTGAGTCATAGAGTTGGCGGGTGTACGACATAGGGGAGTTGCGGAACACAGAAAACAACACACTCAGCCATGAGCGGTCAACCTGCATGGTGGAGAGGAATGCGCCTTCGCTTGACTGCTGGGTCTGATTGAAGAGGATTGTTGCGTCCTGCTTCGCTCTTGCCTCCGCGACATCATGGTCATAACCCTGACGCTTGTACTTGGCGAGTTTGGTCTGATAGATAGAGTGTGAGCCGATAGCGACTGTCAGTGCATCAACAAAGGCATTAAGCGACATACCGACACGCGAAGCTATTTCAACAATACGGCTACGCCACATCTTCCAGTCCATATCTGATTTAAGAAGTCGTGGGTCGCCTGCCATGCGGCTGCTCCAACGCTTCTCAAACAGCGGCAGGTTCTTCATCGACCATCTCCACGCGCCTATCGGGTTGGCGATGTTGGCGGCCAGATACATGGGGTTGCTGTCCGAGATATAAGCAGGTATTGAAAAGAACTGCTTTAATGCCGTGAACACTCGGAAACTTACCTTGGCGGCTGTTACGCCTTTGGCGATATTGACAGCCGATTTGTCAAGAGCTGCAATCGGTGGTCTGTATGTGCCTGCGGCCATACTGCACACGTTACGGAAATTATTCCACAGCGTCTTGCCACCGCCATACACACTGCTCATATTCATCACTTGGTTGCGGAATCGCTTGTATGAAAGCAGGGTGTTGAGGTCGCGGTTGAACTCAGCGAATGCAGCCCACCGCTCCATCTGCTGAAGGTGGTCAAGGATTACCGAGAAAGCATTGGCACCGGTCACGTCAAGTGCGAGATTGTTGCGCCTGCGCTTGATGATACTGCCGGTTGATGTTGCAGGCAGGGCGGTATCGGTGGTGTCATCTGCCACGTCCACATTCTCCAGTCTTGCATTGGCGAGTATCTTCAAGGGGAAGTAGTTCTCGATAGCGGCCATAGACGCGCCGAACATACGCTTATGAACCTCGTTGTACTCGTTGCGCTTGTCAACAAGAAACTCTTCCTGCATCCAGTCCGCAAGTTGAATGAATTTCGGGTCAAGGAAGTTCTTGATGTCCTCAATATCTTCCTCGGTAATACCCATACGGCGCAGCTTCATACGTCCGTCACTCATCTTGTCAGCCATGTAGATGTAGAGCAGATTGCCCTGCGTCAGTTCGTGGTCTTTCATTTCGCCTCCGTCAAAGAACCTTACCGAGGCTTTCGGGAGTTTGCGGTCAATGCTGAACAGGTCGCCCCATTTCATGTCCTTGCCGTAAATCTCGCTTACCTTTGCGTCAAGCACTTTCAGAGCGTCACGATAGCCTGTGTACTCCTTTTCAGTCGCGCTGACCCAACCGCGCATATAACGGTTCCACAGATAGCCCTCGCCTCGCGTGTTCTTTTTGCCGAACATTCTCAACATCTGATCGAACGTGGCAAGGGGAGCAAGCAGGAAGCGGACACCGCTGTTGTTGGCGAGTTTCTGCGTGCGGTCATCTTTGTGATGTTCATCAGTCGGACGGCCCTCCATGTCGGAGTTGGCGTTGTGGTGGATTTCCTCAACGCGCTGTTTCTCGGCTTCGCGCCATGCCTTGGCACGCTCAACGCTTTCGTTTAACACACCGCCGACCTGCTCGACAAGGGAATGGAATGCTTCGGCACGCTCTATCTTGTTCTGCCGTATAGCGTCCTCGGTTGAGGCTACATACTGACGGTAGGCGTCCTCGGTCATCTGCCCGGCGTCCTTATCTTCCTTTGCCTGCTTGATGGAATCGCGCAGAGCCTTTTCCTCGGCTTTGCTTTCGGTGATGTCTTCAACATACTGGCGTGCTATTTGCAGTCCGGCATACTCTATTGTAGCATCATCGGCGATTGCTTGGTCTGTGCTGCTCATGCGGTTGATGGCTTCGGCAATGCGAATGTCAATGTTATCTTTTGGCAGAGAGGTTGCCTTCCTTACCACCTGCGCAATGCGCTGTCCGTCCGGGTCAAGTTCGCCCTGCACCTCTATACCGCGTGCGTCAACATGACTGCCGCGTATGCTCAACAATCTGCCGAGAGTGTTAGCACCCATGCGTAGCTGATTATCAACCATGATATCCATTACCTTTTGAACATACCGGCTCACATCCTGTTTGCCGACTACATTATTGATTGCGCCAAGTATGCGCTTGGTTTCATATTTGCTCAAATCATCGAGCAGATTAGCGTCCATGAGAATACGGGCGAGGTCTGCAACGCTCTTGACGGTCGTAATGTCATATTCACGCTGACGTGCCATTGCTTGACGCAGATGATTGAGGTTGCCGCCGATTGCACGCATTGCGTCACGTTTAGCCTGCAAGTTGTTGGTGTTGGCCTGCAATGCCTCGGCTTTCATCTTGGTGATGGTTTCTTCCAATCCCAGGCCGGGGTCGCGGAATCGCGTCACATCATCTGCGTCATAGCCGGTCCGTCTGCGCATGACAACGTCCTCGGCATCGGCGAACACGCCGCCTTTGCCCTGTTTATCGCGCATATTCTTCCATGACTTGAAGAGGATATATGAAAGGTCTTTATCGTTGAGGCGTATGCTCTTGGCAATTTTTAAACCGCTCAGGAATTTGTCCAGGAACGATTGAACCTTTGCCTTGATTTTACCCCAGAGCGTCAGTTCGTCACGGCTCATCTTCTCAAAACCCTCGCTGCCGATACGACCGGCGAGATCTGCCATATATTCCTCAGTGGCTTCCTTGCGGAAATCCTTGCGCTTTGCTTCGGCCTCAACTCGCGCCTCTGCCATGTCGGTGTAGTAATTGGCGTTCACATCTTTCCCGGCTCGCTCGTGTGCCTGTGCCTTGCGTACGCGCAAGCGGTCGGCCTCAGCGTTTACCATACCGTCCGTTTTTTTGTCAATGACTTTTCGGATAGGATTGGATGCATGGGAGTACACCTCGGATAGGAACTCATCAAAGCGTCCCTCTCCAATAAGACCGCGCAGCCCCTTGTGTCCTACGACCTCATGGACAAACGTATTGTCAACATCGGCTACGTTCACATTATTGGGAAGCACGATGACAACCTCATTGTCCTTCGCGCTCCACCAACCTTTGGCTCGTCTCTCCCTGCGAGTGGGGAGCGCGTCAACCTCTGCCTGCGTTCTGATGATGCGGACCGGTGTGTGCGATACTGCCGAGAGATTGGCGACACGCGCCTCTTTGGCTTCGGGCGATGATTCGTAAGCGTCCATATACTCGCGTGCCTTTTCAAGCCCTGCATCCCATTCGCCTGCGTTCACTCGATCGCGCAGCTCGTTGAGCATAGGAATATCTGCCTCAGCTACGCTTCCGCTGATGTCTCCGAACTTTGCACCTCTCTTGGCGAGTTCAGCACGGAGCATGGGCGGCACGGCATTGATGGGGAATGTAATCTTTTGGTTGCCCACACGCCCCATGATGAGGTCGGCGACCTCGCTCCACGGAACTATGCGACCCGGCTTGAAGTAGCGAGACAGCATGGTCTGAACCTTTGTATCCTCGCTCAATTGTCCGTTAACGCTACCGCTGTGCCAGTCCATGAGACCCACGGAATCCTTTGCGCCATCTGCATGGTATCCGCTTGTTTCCTCGCTTTCGGGATAGTAGCCCTCTACAACAATCAGTTCGGGGCGGTCATAGGCGGCTGTGAACTGGTCGTTGAGCGGTGAGGTGCGGATATGGAAATAAGGATTGTAGGCAACATCGCCTGTCGTGCGTCCATTGCCCTGCACAAGGTCTGCCTTGCCGTTTTCCTTGCGCATACCCTCTTCGCTCTGCTCCCAACGGCTGAATACCATAGGCGCACGCCACTCGCCGTTCTGCTTGGCTGTCATAGGCGGCAACACGCCCATATTCGCCCACTGCGAATAGCGGTAACCGAGTTTCAACGGCTGTCCGTCAAGGAAGTCAAGCAGACCGCGCTCTTCGATGAGGCGGTACTTGTTGCCGTCTCCGTTGGTCGGGGTATCCTCGCTGTCCTCATCATCTTCGGAGGTAAACGTGATGTCCGTTGCGTCCTCAATGTTGGCATCCATCTCGGCATACTTGGCTTCTTTCTCTCTGAGTTCTTCCTGCATAGCAATAGTGTACTCTTCAAGTTTTTGCTCCAGTTCCTTGATACGCTCGCCGTGTTCAAAGGGCTTGCCCTTATCTTTCAGGAGGGCTGCGAGGTCTGTTTCATTACGTTCTTTAGCGTTGACCCATGCCTCACGATTGGAACGCTCTTCCTTACCACTTGTCACGTTATCAACAAGTTCGTTGATAATTCGCTTCAACGGAATGTCGCCGAAAGAACGCTTGTAATCTATATCATGGGAAACCACATCGTGCTGCACATCAACATCGAACGACAAAGCACCTTGACCTCCATACCCGGCTATCTGACTTACATGAGTAGTCAGTGTGAAATGGACGTTGCCTATGTCAAATGTCAGAGTAGAAGTAATAGGTTCGTCCTGCTGAACACTCTGCTTCTTTGCCGCCATAGCCTTGTTGTGTGCCTCAAAGACTTTCTGCATATCCTCACGAGACTGGAAAGTCTTGCCGTTGATTGTGATTGTCGTGGGATTGTTTTCAAGTAAGGCGAGAATTTCATCACTGCGCATAATGTCATTGCCAAACTTTTCAATCCGTTCACGAAGTCTTGGCTCGGCGCGATGAATATACATCTGATGCTGTCTGTGCTGATCTTGCTTTGCCTGCAACTTGCGCAACTCTTTCTCGGTTTGGTTCTGAAGCATGGCATATTGACTGCCCGACAACTCTGCTGTGATGTTGCCGAACTCATCTCCCTCTTCTTCCAGTATTCGATTTTCAAGGTTGTTGGCAAGCAAATCCTTGGAGTGCATGATAGCGTCTGCAATCGCACCTTTGGTTTTCAGTCGCTGATAGGCGGTCACGTCAAGACTATCCTCAACGCCAAAGCGTATAACCCTTACGGGGATACCCATTTCTTTGTGCATATTGCCTTGACGCAAGAGCCTACCCATTCTCTGCCAGTAGTCCATAGGACGGTTAGGCGCGTCAATGTGCATCAGCGTGTGAAGACGCTCCTGTATGTTCACGCCTACACCAAGACGCTGTGTTGTGCCGAGTATCACGCGGATTTCTCCGGCATTGACCTTTGCAAAGATTTTCTCTTTGGCCTTGTCGGTCATGCCGTCACGCATGATTACAACCTGCTCGGCAGGCACACCCTGCGCAATCAGTTTGGTACGGATGTCATCGAATAGATTGAACTCGACAGCCCCAGTTCCCTTATTCTTGCGCTGATAGTTGTCGGCAAAGATTGCGACAGTGCCATTGTATGCCTTACTGTCCTCTAATGAGCGGAGAGTCTGACGCACGGCTTCATTGGTCTTGCTGTGTGGGTCATCGGGGGCGTTAGCCATGACAAGCCGAGCGTCAATGGCGGCTGCTTTGGCTATGCCATACATGACGAGCGGAATATGACTATTCTCTTTTTTCTCCTGCCCACTCATTTCATCATAGGCTTTGAGTTGCGCTCTCACGAATTTGAGAACGGCTCGCAGTCCATTGGTCTGCGGCAAATAAAGGTCGGTCGGCTGACCTCCTTCCAGTTCGGGGATTTGGCTTTTTACCTCGCCTGCCTCAGCGGTGAGAACAGTGTCGGTTATGCCTGCCCATATTCGTGCGAGTTCGGGCAGGTTTGAGTAGCCTGCGAAACGATTGTTCTCTTTATACGTTCCCTGCGTGGTAAATTCAAGCATCTGTTGGATGCTGCCGAAGTTGCGCACAAAATCATCAAAGTGCCAAATGTTATGGCCCTCCATGACCTCACGCGGGAGCAGGTAACGCATAAACGTCCAAACCTCTGCAGCCGTATTGGAGATAGGAGTACCGGTTGCGAAGATTACATTTCTGCCACCGCTCTTCTCCTGCACCGCCTTTACTTTGAGATACAGACCTTGACACTTTTTTGAATATGACGGGTCTACACCCTTGACACCGCGTTGCATGGCAGTGGCAAATCCGAGGTGCTTGTATTCGTGTGCCTCGTCTACAAGAATAGCGTCCACTCCGAGGTCATCAAAGTTGAGAGTGTCATCGGTAGCGCGGTTAAGCATCTCTTCCGCGCGAGTCTTGGCATTCTCCTTTGCGATTGCGGCTCTCTTGCCGTCTTTCTTCGGCTTTGAGCCGGACGTAACCATTACGCGCTCTGTCACTTCACCCTCGGCTGTCTCGGTGTCGCTGAGTTTGTTCAACTGGTCGCGCAGATTTTCAACGTCCTTTTTAAGAGCTGCAACGGCGCGTCCTGCCTCACGATCTTTTGACATAGCCTCTATAACGTCCATCTTTTCTTGGATGGATTCTTCGATGAATCGGCGTTCACGGTCGGGGTGATCGGGAATGCGCTCCAATACAGACTGGGGAATGACAACCATATCCCAGTCGTTGTAACGTATCTTTGCATAGAAGTCCTTACGTCCTTCTGCATTGCGGTCTTTATCTTCAAGACTGAGAATGCGTGCGTCCGGGTAGAGTGCTTTCGCGCTTGCCACAAACTGACCGAGTGTAGCGTTCTGCACTACAATCATCGGCTTCTTGGCAGTGCCAAGACGGCGCATTTCCATTGCTGTGGTGATGAGGGTAAAAGTTTTACCTGTGCCAACCTCATGAGCAAGCATAAGGCTCTGCATCGTGCCTCTCACAATGGCTTTAGACTGATGTTTGCGCATCTTGATAGGCTTCCCTCCGATAACTCGCGCGGCTCCGTCAAAGTATTCTGGAATATACTCATCGGGGATAGTCATTGGCGCAGAGTTGTTGAAGATGTTGTTGTAGGTCTCTTCAATTTCCTTTGCCAGTTCGGGGGCAGATTCCATGCGAGAGCGCAGCCACGATTTGAAGTCATCGCGGATTTCATCTACTTTGGCGGCGCAGGCAGATGTAGCTTTAGGGTCGGATATCGTGGGGCCGTCTTTCTGCTGTTTTGACACACGGATTGTGCGGTTGGTCATGGCGGCCTCTATCAACTCCGTACCAGTGATAATCTTATCGCAGATTTCACTTCGGATGCCGAATGATTTGTCCTGCTCCCCAGTCCATTTTGGCTTATCCATGGCCCACATACCACCTGCATAGGTAAGTTTCACACTTGCGCCTGTACGTTCTTTGACATACTGCTCAAAGAGTTCAGGGCGCAACCACGAAGAGCCGATACTGAACTCAATGAAATGCGATGGGATGTTGTGAGGCACAACCTTACGCAGGGCGGTGATGTTTGGTGTGTATCTTCCGTCCTCATTGTTGACCTCTGCCTGTTGCATTTTCTCACGCACATTCCCCGACAGGTATTCGTGCGCGGCTTCCATTGAATGTGTGAGTGGGTTCTCATAACCAAGTCCGGCTTCAATTACCTCACGGCGAACATCTGCTTCACTCATGCCGAGTTGATCTGCGATATATCGGGTGTCAAGTGAGCCAGTCTGACGGATACTGAGCGTTACTCCGTCACGGACATTTGTAGCCTTGGGCTGTTCGGGGCGAACAACGACACGGCGGCTGAATATATCAGCCTTACCAAACACTTTTTTGTGTTCAAGACCTTCCTCGCGATATGTCTCAAGGGCAATTACGGAGGGATAGTCAACATCATTCTTCAGCCATGCCAGGCCGTTATTGCCGTGCAGGTGTCCGTATGTCGCCACAAAGGAATCAAAGGCGCGGTTCAACGCTTTGAGTTTCGGCTGTAACCCCTCATCGGAATCTGATGTCTTTTGGTATTCGAGCAAGTCATTGAGGGCCTTCTTGATGGCATTGTAATCTTGTACCACCTGTACGCGACTACGACCCTTAACCTTGTTCTTGTTGAACTGTGCAATACGTTCATCTGCACTTTTAGGATTCTTATTGTCAAGTTTGGACATGAGTGGACGAGCCGTTCCGTCATAGTTGACGCAGATACGACCCTGCGAATCTACAACAACAGTTCCAGTCTTTACCTCATTGCCAACCTTGTCATAGGTGGGAACATACTCATCGCGGTGGTTCATTACCGTGGGAGCAGGCTCTTCCGAGGTGTCAGCCAACTTCTGCTTCATATCCTCAACCCACTGGCTCAATAGTTGCGACTGGTCTTTCTCCTTAATCGGATACAAACCTTTGCTTTCGGGTCTGAAACTGGTGTCGCCTTTTTCAAAACCGAAATGCATTTCGCCTGCCATGTATTCGGGATGCTCAACATAGTAGCGATTGTATGACATGGAAAGCGTTTTGATGATTGGCACTTCGCCAACATTCTTGACTTTCTTTTTCTCGCCGGTGTCATACTCGGCTGTTCGCACTCCTGTCGTGAGTGAGCAATCTATGGCGTTGGGTGACTTAACGCCGTTCACACGCTTGCGCACAACAATGATGTCGGATGTGGCATTAGTGCCTCCGAATGTCTCATTGTGCATACGGAACATACCAACAATGTCTGCGTTCTCACGGTTGCTAAGCCATTTATGCAAACGGCCTGTGCCGTCCATCGAGCCTGCTGTGGTGATGAACACGCCAACACCGCCGTCACGCAGTTTGCGCACGTTCTTGGCAATACAAAAATCGTGGATAGAGGTCTTGAACTCTTTTGAGATGTCGCCGTCACCGCTTGTGTCTGCGACTTTCAAGCCGGGAACAAACGGAACATTGGTTATGACAAGGTCGTATGTGCCAGTCTCTATCTTGACTTTCTCAAAGCCGTCAATATCAACAACGGCATCGGGATAAAGCAGACTGAGCATTTTGCCTGTTGTCGGGTCTTTTTCAACGGCGCGGATATAACTACGTTCACTAAGGTCTTGTGGCATTAGACCGAGGACATTGCCGATACCTGCTGAACCTTCAAGGACGCGACCACCCTTGAATCCCATTGCACGCGCAATATCCCACATTGCATCTACAATGTAAGCTGGGGTAAAATATGCCGAGTTGCGCGACATTTCCGCGCCCTCATCATATAATTTATCGCCGAGAAGCTGCCTGAGCTGTCGGCTTGTATCCCAGTCGCTGAAAGCCTTGCCAAGGCCGCCCCAACCGCTGAATGCACGAAGTTTCTTCATGTCGGCGGCTGTTGGTGCTTCACCGCTCGCTTCAAGTTTCTTCATCGTCTCGATGGCGACGATGTTGGCTTTGATGCGTGCGCTCTCGCTCTTGGGCGCGACTTCGGTGCCGCGCTCTACATGGTTGTTGTGAACGTTCTTACGTTCCTTTTCGGGCAGACGTTCTAAGGCTGGCTGCGTAGCCACGTCATGTAATCCTCTGCTTCCTGCTCGGTCAGCATCAGAATCCATGCCAGTGCTTCCACTGCCTGCTTCTCCGGCAGGTCTTTCAGTTTCACGCCGGGGTTCATCTCCTCCCACCTGCGTATCCTGCTTGAATTGCTGTCGTTGTCCCCCGGCTTCTCCGGGGCGAGTTCCCATTTCAGTTTCTTCATGATTGCTTAAGTTTTGAGTGTTATCGAATAGGCCGCCGAACAAATCTCCGACAGGTTGTTCCGGCTTCAAAGTTACGTCTTTTTTGCGAGAACTTCGCTTCTTCTCTTGTGTGGCTCTTGCCACACGCTGTGCCTCGCCGAAGATTCCATCGGCAGGCTTGACGCGGCTCCAGTCTCCCTTTTCTGACATGACACCCTTGACAGCCTCAAAGATAGGCCTTCCGTCAGTGTCAAAATCTTCTATCTTGACTTTCTCCCAATTGCCGTTGCCGTAACGGTCCCACATGACCTCATCGCCGACCTTGTAGCCGTTGTGGGTTTCTTCGGATTTGGCAGGGGTCGAGGGTTTGTCCTCGACTGTCGGTGCGCCTGCATGGGCAATTTCCTCCGGGGAGATTTTGATTGTACCCGGCTCTCCTTTCACTCCTACGATGTAGTCAGTCAGTCGGGGGGGCTCTCCGATGTTTTGCACATGGTTGGCTGCTATGACAACCGCCTCGCGTCCGTCTTTCAAAGTGACTGTGCCGTGGTAGGCTTCCGCCTGCGGCTCTTCGGCAGGCGTTGAGGACGGCAGATAGTCGCGTGTAATCTCTTTGACCCTGCGCAGGAAATCGGCATAGGTCGATTCAACTGGGGCATACATATTGTGGCCCCAACGTTCCATACCGCTTCCATTCGGATTTTCCACCCGATATAGTATCCGCTCAACGGCAAGATTGTCACCTTGCCTGCGTGAGCCTCTTTCTGCAACTGGGTCAAGACCGATATAGATGGCGAGTATTCTTCCCTCGTTTAGAGGGAGATTTATAATTACGTCACCACCTGCCGGGGCGATGTTCGCTCTTACTGCTGTGCTTTTCTTGACGCTCTTGCGGCCGAGCGGTGTAGTCGCACTCGTTACTTTAATGTCAATGCCGAGGTCGTTTACCAACTGCTTTGCAAGTTTGGCTGCATCTGCCACAGCTTTTTTCTCTGCTGTAAGCATATAGCCGTAACTCTCATGGAACTTTGAATCGTCCTCAACGGCTTCATAGTAGCCGAGGACGGCCAGTTGGTCGTTGACCTCGTCAAGGGTTTGGTCGATCAGTTCTGAGGCTCGGTTGAGTTCGCCTGCGTCTGCTGAAGTTTCTGCGATACTTTCTGCTTCGCTTGCAACAGCCTCTGCTTTTTCTGCAAGAGCTGCTGTATCTGCTTCTCTCTGCTTGTCATTTTCTCTGCGGTTTTTGTTTCGTGTTTCAATAAGTTCTTTCTGCGCCTGCGCCGATGCGGTTGAGGCTTTACGCTCTTCAACTATCATGGCAGCCTGCGCAATAGGGTCAGCCTGCTTCTTGTCGAAGTTCTGCACGTCAAAGACGGCAACCTGCTCCGTAGGAGTAAAGTCATATTTCTCATAGCCGGGTGTCCAGCGTGCGCCCTCGTAAAATGATTTGAGCCACGGACGTATCTTGTCGCCCAACAATCCAACCATCTTGGTAGCATAGTCGGGGAAAGAGGTTGTGCCACGCTCTACAAGACCCATAGCAAGACGTATGCCTGCCGACTGGATACGCTGACGCTCCTGCGGTGTGAGTTCGCCGGGGTCACGGAATTTGATATCAGCGTCTCCCTCGTCCTCTCCGATGCCGAGCAACTCGCGCAGCTCATTAGCCAACCACTGCATTTCATCATCGGAGATTTCGTGCTGTGCTTCCTGCTCTGCCTTGACTGGCTCGGCATGGTCGCTCAACTTGGTTTCGCCTTTGGTCGACAGGTCGGTCATCACATCTTCAAGGCTTACGCGGTTGATAGGTGATTTCTTAGGCTTGGGATTGCGTGTGCGGCTCGCACCGACAGCCTCACGGAGTTCCTCGGCAGTCATAGGTTGTACGTCTGCAACCGCTTCCTCGTTGCCAAGCATTTCACCGAGTTGACGTGCAGCTTCTTCACTGCGCATCATATAACCGCCCTGCTTGCGGTCATACCAACCGCGTGAGGTTTTCTTACCTTCTGCGAGTGGCTCACGCACAAAGGTGTCAAGAGCTGACTTTTCTTCCTTTGTGAGTTCTCGGTTGAACTTGACAAGATGAACATCGCTTGTCTTGCCTTTCTTGTTGGTGTAGGTAGTAGGCGTAATCGTGTACGGTTCAGAACTTCCTGCTCCGTTCGTTTGTTTGTCTGCTGACAAAGTATTATCTTTGCCGTCAGAAGACACATTGTCGGACGTAGGAACAAGGTCCGGTCCCTCCGATTCACTCGGAGTCTCGGTTAAGCGCATTTCAGAACTGGGAGACAATTTTTCATCAAGGTGCAGGACAATATCGTTCTGCATCTTGTTCTTTAATGACTTGTCCTTTATCTCATGACTGCTGATGGACACTTCCATGCCGTCTTTCTTGACGGTCACGGATTCAAAATGAACTATGCGAGTGCCGTCCGATTTTACAAACGTCTTGATGAAAAGATATTTGCTATCACGTTCAGAGCCTTCCTTTGGGTCGGCTTCCTCAAGGATTACATCGGGAGAATTGAGTGTTGGATGTATCATGCCGAAATACTCAGTCCTTTTCAGTGAGTAGAGTTTCAGCAACTGGTTAGCACCCATCTTGACAATGCCGATAGGAGTTTTAACGGTGCCGTCCTCTCCAAACTGGGCAATCCAGTTTTCGGGAGTGAGTTCAATTGCAGGAGCAACTTCGGCATTTGCTTCCATTTTAGCAATCAAATCCGTAACCTCCTGCTCCGAAAGAGAACGACCGACCATGCTGTTATCTTCTTTCGGTTTAACGCTCTTGTAGTTCGCAAAGGGTTTGGTCTTGCGCTTGCTCGATCCAATCCACTTCTTGAACTCTTCCTTGCTGACATGGGTAATAGCTCCGAGACCGGTCCAACCCTGCTCATAGTTGGAAAGATATGCATCGCGTGCTGCCTCTTCCGAAGGGAAACCATACATAACCTTATGCTCATCAAACGAGCCGTCCTCGTTCACTTGGTCAACGACAAACACATCGCCCTCATCGGGAGTATCCGACAGGAACACGTCAATGTGGTCGCCGTCCACGCCCTGCGTGCCACGGATATAGCCGTAGTCGTTCTGCATGGTGGTTTGCCACTCCGTGCCATCGGCACTCTTACCACGGCGCACACTACCTTTGACGTTCTCAATGCTGACGTTGTAGCCGTCAACTTTGCGATGCTCCATCTTATAGTTGCCTGCGGCTTTCTGCGCCTCAGTCGGTTCTGACTGCATACCTCCGTCAACCTTTAGCTCGGCGGACGGATGTCCGTCAATATACTGGGTAATCTCGGCGATGTCACCGAAACGCTTGCCGTCAAATTCAAAGTATGAGCCAGTGTAGTGTCCGTCCTCATTGGGTGCGTCAACTTGCGTAACTTTGTGAGTGCCGTCAACAATGATTTCACGCTTATAGGTGGGCTTGTCACCGTCACCCTCTTCCCAGTCGTTTTCAGTTATCTCAACACGGGCCGCGAGTGCCTGCTCTTCAGGAGTCAGTTCCTCGCGAGTACTTGCTACTGGCTGTTGAGGTTCTGCACTGCGTTCAACATCATTCGGAGTTTGTTCACTTTCTTGGCCTCGTCCACGCCGTTCTGCTTCGGCTTCTGTTCTGCGCTTGCGTTCCGCAATGGCAGCTTCCACGAGTGCCTGCTGTTCTTTTGGGGTTGCATTTCTGAAATGTTCGTTTACATTGGTGAGTATTTCTTCTTTTGTGGGGATCGAACCAGAGAAGATGTCAAGTTGACCGCCCGAAGCCTGTGCTGCATCGTTATTGTATGAGGTCAGCACCTTGCGCAGGTCGCTCGGCTTCCCACTGTTGAGAATGTCTGCAAGCAGGAGCGCAGTCGCGTCAGCGACACGGCTGTCGCCGAACTCATCATCAAACAAGCCCTGCATCCGACCGAACGGCGACACTGGCATTCCATCGGTATATACGTCCGGCATAGCGGACTTGGCGCGAGTGACAAGGTCAACCGCTTTGGCAAGTTCCTCGCTGATGTCATAGCCGTTTCGGGCAAGAGTGCGGTTGTTGGCAATCTCATTCAAGCCCATAACGATTGACTGGCGAAGTGTCGGCATAGAGATTATCTGACGCACGGCATCGGGCGAGGTTTGAAACACCTTGCCGATAAGTGTATTCTCAATGAGTTCCTTTCCTGTGGCCGATAATGCTGTGCCTGTTCTCATTTCGGGCATTTGCATATCGTTGATGACTCCTGCCTGCATGAGTGCGCCCAATGCGTGAGCAATCGCTTTCTCATCGGCATAGTAGTCCGAAAGGCGGTCATAGCGGCTGATATCGTTGACAATGCTTGTGAAAACATTGTCGGGAACAATCTTGCCGAGTTTGACGGCGGCTTCGGGTTTGCCCTGCGATTTCTTCTCCTGCGCGTTGAAGCGTGCAAAGGTGGTGGCATCGTAAGACAGAGCCTCGTCCGGCACAAACACCACGCGAGGATTCCTCATACTTGCCACCTGCTCCGGGGTAAAGCCGTATTTCTTGTGTCCGAACTGCGCGAGGTAGTCATTGTATGCCCTGTCTGTGCCTTGACGCGCTGCGAGGTCGCCCGACATGGTGCGATTGTTGCCCGACAGCACCACGCCGTCCTTGCTCACGATTACTGGGTCTTGCAGGGCGCGGTTGTCATAGTTGCCTGCCATACCCTCAACTTTCTGCTGTGCGTCCTTATCACGCTGATAGTCGCGGTCGTTGACGCTTTGGCCGTTCTCATCAATCGGGAAACCCTCGGTGGGTGCATAAGCATTGTTCACATCATGGCTCGGCGAGGCGGCTCCTGCCTCGGTCAGAATGTATCTGCCGGAGATAGTAGAGCCGTCTGGCAGGGTCAGAGCGTCCTCGTTACCCTCCACCTTAGGAGCGGACTCCCAACGCTCGCGTATCTTCGGATTGACGGCATGAACACCGATGCGTTCCTGCTCGGCCTTCTTCTCGGCCTTGATACGCTGTTCCTCTTCAAATCGGGCGACAGCTTCATCGTGGGCGATAGCGTCACGCTGACGGCGTTCCTCTTCCTGCTGACGGCGCAGCTCGGCATTGCGCGAGTTATAGACACCCACAATGCCGTTCCATGTAGCAAGGCGAGCCTCCGTGTCGGCAATCTGCTGATTGTACTGGGCGAGGTCGCGCTGATACTGCTCGGCTGCCTCGCGCTTTGCCTGCGCCATGGCCATGGGCGAACCTTTCAGTTTGGGTGCTTTCAGCGTTGGCGGTTTCTTTTTCAGTGCCTCAAGGTCAGTGCTTGCCTGCTGAATCTGCGCCATAGCTATGTCAACCGCATCAGTCTCACCGCCGACAGCCTCAACTAACCCATCCCAGGCCGTGTCCTTGTCAACGGCTTCAAACCTCGGCTCTCCCTGCTCATTGAGAGGAATGCGAGACAGCGCGGTTTGCTGTCCGTTTTCTACACTTGAGACCGTTTCGGGCGTGATTTCAGCATCTGAAACGGCGTTTTCCGTAGGATTGGGAACGTTTTCGGGCGTTTCGGGAACACTCTGCGCCCTGCGCTGTTGCTCATAGAGGAATGCGTCCAACCGACCTTTCATGGTCTCGGGCATTGATTCGGGCGTGTTTTGGCTGTATATCTTGATAAGGTTGGCAATCCATGCGTCATCAGCCTTTGCAGCTTCTTCCAATCCCTGCTCATAGCCTCGGTCATATTCTTCGGTACTGGCTGTTTCGTGGGCAGGCTCCGGGGATACATCTGCGGATTGGTCAATGGGTGCTTCGCCCTCGGCAGGCTCTTCGGGTGCAACAGCATTCTGACCGAACACACTCATCTGCTCCTGCTCGATCACCGACAATGCAGTATCCAGTTCGTCTTGTGGATTGACTGCTTCAGACACTTGGAAGATTTGGTCGGGCGATGTAAACTCATACTCTCCAGTCTGTGCGTCCATGACAACAACACTCTCCGAAGAGTTGCGCACATCAACGGCTGAGCCATCGGGGAACATTACAACATCGCCTTTGACAACATACACCTGTCGGTCATCGACCTTCATGGTCGCAGGGATAATTATGCCGTTATCCTTGTGAGTGCGCTTGCCTACTGACTGCTCAACCTCTGCACGCTTGCGGTCGGCCGCCTCGTTGGATGCGTCCATAACGCCGTCAAGAGCCGCCTTTGCGTTGATGTAGTATAGAACTGCGTCCTGCTGTTCGGCAGTCAGTTCGGGGTCGTTCACCAATGCCCACGGATTTTCGTTGACATGGAACATATAATACTCGGCCTCTGCGCCGAATACGTCTTCAACGGCTTGGTATGCTTCCTGCATACGCAGGGAGATAGCGTCCACGTCAGCCTGCACAGTGGGATCACTATCTTCAAAGCGACCATACAATTCGCGGCCCTCCGAGTATAATCGCTGAGCGTCAGCTTGCTCTGGCGTAAAATGTGAAGATGTTTCCCCGTCAGTATGGGGATTGGGCTGATAGACATCTTCAAGGGTAACAGGTCCGTCCGTTTCTGCTCCGCGATTTTTAGCCAGCGTGGCAAGATTCAGACCTCGGAGATTGAGACTCCTTTCCATATACACCATTATGGCCGCACGTTCCTCTTCTGAAAGGCTAGAATCATTGATGACATTCTCTGCCAATGCTCCCATATCCTCATTTGTAGTGTTGTCTATAGTTTCACGCAGTACCTCCCATTCATCATGGCCCAAAACCTGTGATGCCATGCGGTCTACTTTATTTACCTCACGTTTCATATTGGCGTAGCCTACCCCGGTTAGTGTATATTTACCTGCACCCATCAAACCCATTGATAGGGCCATACCTCCCCAAATGTCGCCATGGAACTGACCCGTGAACGTACAGCCGTCCGCAATAGCGTATTGACGAGTATCGGGTTATAGATGTATTTTTGTGGCTAAAAAAACATATGTGTTACAACAAGAGTCTGTCCGCAGTATATTCGGACATATGGGAACGCTATAAACATCACTGTGAGCGCGAAGGCATGATTGCCCTGAACCGCTTCTGCGAAGGAGAAGGTATCAAGGTCCAGCGACTTTACGAGTGGCTTCGTCGCCGCAGGATCAGTATCAGTGATTATCAGGAGAGTCTTTCGGGGATGCCTGCCGGAGTGGGGCATAATGAAGAGGCGTTGTTCCGGGAGGTCCGGCTTCCACGCCCCTCCCATGTACGCGGAGATGCGGAAGCCGGTACGGCGGATGTTGTCCGCGACATACGCATCGAGCTTGGCGGGGGCACGGTCATGAGTCTGGGAGAGATCGCAGTCAGTGGTCTGACGATGCTGATGGAGGTTCTTACACGCAGAGAAGATGTGGGGACTTGAGCCTGATATCCGGCTGTGGGTCTGTCAGAGGCCGGTATCGATGCGCTACGGTATCCGCGGTCTGACTCAGATGGTGTGGTCGTGGAAGGGACATTCCCCTGCATCGGGCGATGTGTATGTGTTTTTCTCCAAAGACCGCAGGACCATGAAGGCATTGAAATGGGACGGCGACGGATTTTTAATGTACACCAAAAGACTGTCGCAAGGCCGTTTCCGAGAGGTGCTGAAAAAGGGCGATGACGGCGTCCGCCGGCTTCAGTGGGACGATTTCTATATGCTGATGAGAGGCCTCACGCCTG